AACCACTGCTGCCAGATGTTCCAGATGAACCAGTTGAACCTGATGTACCACTGCTGCCGGTTGTGCCACTGCTGCCACTTGAACCAGTTGATCCGCTCGTGCCACTGCTGCCGGTTGATCCACTTGTTCCACTTGAACCATTTTCACCAGACGTTCCACTACTACCGGACGATCCGGATGTTCCAGAAGTTCCACTGTAACTTAAAGCATACGACGCAGTCAGTGCATAAGATGATGTGCCAAGCAATGAATAACCAGACTCGATAGTCAAATCTCCTTGTATTCCTACGCTGCCAGTAAATTGATGAGTGTCTGTTGATTCACTACCAAATATTGTACTGCCAGTAACAAATGCAATGCTACTGGTAATTGTCACCACATGCAAATCCGTGACTTGTATTGCTGATGCAGTGATGGTGTTGATACTTATATTTGCAGAACTGATCAAATCCTGTGCAACCAGTGCATAACTTGAAGTTTCTGACTGACCAGTCACATAAGATGCCGTCAAAGCATATGAAGATGAAACCGCGTTTAATGACCAACTTGCTGTATCAGGTGCTCCAATCACATACGAAGCAGAAACTGAATAATCGGAATATGATGATGACACAGCATTATATGCCCAACTTGCTGTGCCCTGTGCCATTCCAGACAAATATGAAGCAGTTACTGCATAACTGGATGTCAAATATGCTTCTTGATCACTATAGATTGAACCAGATACATTCAAACTGCCAGAAAGACTGGATGCTCCAGTGACAATCAGTCCGTTTCTGACAATTAGTTCATTGCTCATAAAAGTTTATGCGAATATATTATAAATATACATCCCCGCCAAAAATATCTTTTTATATGGCGAAACGCCGTATTTTTATATATCATTTAGCAAAAATCATGGTCATATCAAAATTCTTATCATTCTGACCGACCAATTGCCACTTTGTGGGGTTGCCACCAAAGAAATACTTGAAGAAAAGTGTTGTACACTCAAATTCACAGGTACTATACCCACAGATTTAATTTCTGTAGTATAAAACTTTGAAGAAGCATTATTCCAACTTGCCACGACTTTACTTGCCCTTGAGTTTATTCCATCCTCAATAAAAACAAACCATTTTACTGAGTTTCCTTTTTCAGTTGGAATGGTATCGATGGTTTGAGAAGATGATATGTTTAAAACTTGGTTGGTTCCGAGAGAACCGGTTGTGCCTCCGCCAGTGATATTTAACCCAGATAGTGTAACAGACCCTGATACAGAAATATAACCAGCAACTTGAGCATAATTTGCACTTCCAGCGTGTGTTGCATAATCTACTGTATGAGCCTTATCAACATATATACTTGACGTTGGAATCATCATACAATCATGCGAATTAATTTAATCGTCCAAGTACCAGCCAACGGAGTTGCTGTTAAATCAATGCTTCCAGAATTCAAGTTTGTGACAGATAAATGAACTGGTACGGAGCCTATTTCAGAAACTTCCGTGGCATAATATGTTATTGATCCTGTTACTAGATTGTTCCAACTTGCCACAACTTCACTTGTTTTAAAGTTGGTTCCATCATTTATAGAAACCAACCACATTGCAGCATTGCCTATGTTGATTGGAACTGAATCAACTGATCTGAAGTCGGTTACACCCGCCACAATATTTGTACCAAACGAACCAGTCGCACCACCACCGATAAGTTCCAGTGATGCCAACGTTGTTGGACCTCCGCCAGATAGGTTCACATAACTTGCAGTTGCTGCATAATTGGCAGACCCGGCGGTTGTTGCATAATCGGCAGTGTTTGCGTGTTCCGCGTAACTAAATAATCCCATCAAAGAACCAACTCCGCTGTATTTCTTTTCTATCTTAGCCTTTATACCAGCGGCGTCACCAACCATTTCTGTATCAAATACAATCTTTCTTGGCGTGAATGCCTTTTGCACCACACTCTTGTAGTTTTCATACTTTTCTGGTAATAGATATGCGTTTGCCATCAATGTGAATGTGCTACGAACCAAACGATCATTACCAGACTCAGTTGAAGTTTCAAAATTGAAATCACTGATACTGGTTCTAAACTTAAAGCGTTTTTTATCTCCCCAATAATCTTCTGTGCTAAAATTTATGGCTTCAACAATTGCGTTGCTTTGCTCTATCAATTCTGTCCATATGATAAATTCATAATTTACAATAACATGGTCTGGCATTGCTACACTATAAACTTCCTTCACAGGAGCAAATCCATTCATTATGGAAAACTTGTCGTATTGATTCTTTTGTGAGAATGTCTTTACTGCTGGATATTGCAGATAGCGATTTAGAGTGATCAAACTATCATTTCTTTGCATGGCGCTGCGTCTGAATGCAATGGCAGGAGTTTGAACCTTACCATTTTTGTCACGCATTGCACCATCTTTACGAATTGCTTTCCATCGTTCTGGTGATGCATAGTTTATAGGAACTTTAACTTGTCTACCAGAATCAACAATCGTGGGACTAATAACAGTGTCTAAGTGAGTCAAAATAGCAGAATCTATGTCAACCAGAGTAACAGAAAAATTCTTTTGAGTATCTTTGTCTCTGCGAACATCATATGCTCTGTTTGGTTTATAATTTGGACCATATGCAGCCTCGGCAACTGGCTTTTTAGAGTCAGACATCTCTGGTCCAGTATTTACTGGATTGTAAGGAGGCTTGTTTGTAGCCGGTTTAGGAGTTGGTCCACGCCATGCCATATGTTATTGATTTCTTTCCAGAATGTTCAGTGAGGTGTATTTGGTATAATGTGCGTTGCAGATTATAGAATGATTTTTATCCGACTGTCCTCCCAGCAGCTGCTCACTAACCACATTATCAATTTCATAATAACGATCATTGAAGAATACAACATCACCAATTTCTGGATAAAACTCAAGTTGTTGCAGCATCTTCTCTCGCATTTTGAAAACATAATTTTGAGAACGATTTGGTCCAAAGTCATCATACTCTGCTTCCATATCGGATCTTTCAATCAATGCCGAAATTTGAATAGCAGGAAAATACCACTTTCCAGATTCAGATGAAGTTTCTCCGTATATGTTTGTCTTGGTTTCATTTGGACAAATCTTGAATATTTGAACAAGATTTTCAATAATGTCACCCATAAGTTCACCGTTCAGTGAATTTATCATATTTAAGTCTCGCTGGCTAAAGTAGCGGCCTCTCATGAAAATATTAACTCCTTCATTTGTTCTACTGTGATTGGCTCTTCTTCTCGGATACGAATAATTTTATATCCTTTATCAGAAGCCATTTTATTTTTTAATTCATCTACACGCATGCTCTTTTTCTGAAAACCATATTTTGCATCTGCTTGTGTTTTTGGATGCCAAAATGTACCATCAAATTCAAACAAGATATTTTCATCTGGTAAGTAAGCATCATAAAATCTGCCACCTATTGGATATTGTGGAACAAAATACACACCAATTTCATCAAGCATGTTATAATACTTGATTTCCAATGAAGTAAAGTTTGTTGGTGGCTTCATAGTTTTCTTCACACCAACAAACTTTAGTCGCCGTCTTTCACTCTTGGTCAATACCATATCTAATATAGAAAAAGGTTTCATTTTTTTAACCAATATAAATTCCGAGTGGCACGCGTTGTAAAGTAGATTGTAGTTGTTGTGATTCTGCTTCTCGCATTTCCATTTGAGCTTTGCGACCAGTAGCCTCTAAATTCTCTCTCAACTGTGTAATCAAATCTGTTTTTTCAGCAGATGCTTCTTGACGCAGTTCGCCGCCATCCAATGTAACTTCTGCACCTGGTATTGGAATGGTTTGATACTTTTGACGAATACTGCCCAATAGTTCTTTGCACAATGCTAAAAAGTATTTGCGTATCCATTGCTTACCAACACTGTTGATGCCACTATATGGAATATTGTTGTATGGCACATTGCTATAATCTCCAATTGTATTGGAAGAAACATACGAACCGCTTGCTGTATAAAATGAACCAGAATTATAAATGCCCTGACTATCTCTGTCTTTAACAAGCATATACTCAAAATACATCTTGTAGCTATAAGTAGGAATTGGAAATATCTTTACTTTGTTATTAACCAATTCAAAGCTATATCCAGATTTACGAACCAAATCATTAAACTCAATTGCTTGCATACGCAACAAATCTTCAAATATTGGAGTCATCAAAAATTGAGTAGCAGGAGAATAACCAGCAAACCCCATTTCATTTAATACATTGCTATAACTCATACCTGTCATACTGAATGGATCATATATACGAGCAGATGCCGGTGGCATGTTGTGAAAAATTCTACGAATTTCAATTCTATCAAAACTTTCACTCACATCTCCCCACAATGCTTGCAGGTCATATGATTGATGTCCCTGTTGCACATCAACATAACCTTTTTTCCAATCCACATTTCCACCCACACCAAATTCTGTACCATATCCATTGGCCAATTTTATAAGTTGCGGCAATCCACTACCAGCCACATTTGTTTGAGTAAGATTTACATTGGCGGAAGTTCCTTGTAGCACACCAATGTTATTACGAATATTAAATTGATTTACTTGTGCGCCATATTCATTCACAGCTTCTTCAAAACATGCATAAAAATTTACATCTATCATTTCAATATCAACAATAGGATAGCCCAAACGAGTTGCTGCCCATCTGGCAGCATTTGGTGCTTCTACTTTGAACTGCAAATCGGTTTCATAAAAACCAAATGGAGTGCTTCCGGTTGTGATTAAGGAACCAGAACCGGGCCAGCGGTTTCTATCTTGGTCAATATTGTAATTTATACTTGTGTCGGGCATTTTATATAAGTATGAATCTGTTCGGATTTACATCGGTATATTTATTATACGTATAAAATAAATGTTTGGTAGATACTTATAATATATATGCGTATAATAAAACTGAAAGATTTGTTACATGAACAAAAACTCATTGAAGCTGTGGCAGATTTACCGCCAGTCAAACTTGTTGCACCTCCCGCACAACATGCTTATGCACAAGCCGCGGGAGATAGTGCAGGAAAGCCTTATACACAGCATAATATTGATTTTAGTGACAAAGGCGACACAGAGAACCTAACTGCTCGTGCTGTGAATATAATCAAACAATTTGAAAACAGCACCAATAATCCAAGTGGTGGATATAATAAGTCCAAGAAATTATGGTTTCCTCATAAAAGTCTTGAAGGTGGCAGTGACACCATTGGTTATGGTCACAAAATTCAGCCCAATGAAAACTTTAGCAAAGGTATAACCGACTCTGATGCACTGAAGTTGCTTGAAAGAGATGCCAGCAAAAAGATTGATCTTGCCAAAAAACATATAAAAACGTTTGATAGTTTGCCATTGACGGTTAGAATTGCCACAATCAATGCTTTTTATCGCGGAGATATGGGACCAAAAACAATAGAGTTGTTGAACCAAAACAAGTTTGATGATGCTGCCAAGCAATATCTAAATCACAAAGAATATCGCACCACGAGCAACCGTGGTGTAAAAAAGCGCATGGATTGGAATGCCGCTGTATTTAAAGCAGCAGCATAACTTATTTCTTTGTTAGACTAGACCAATCTTTTTGATCTGCTTTTGACTTTTCCAATTCATTTTGCTGTTTTTCTGGCAACTTTGGATTGAAATTTATTCCAGTCTTGACTTCTATCTCTGATATGGATACAATATATTTATAAAGGTCTTCAACGGGTAGTGGAGCATTGGGAAACATAAATGCAATAGCTTTATTTGACTTTGCATCTACAATAACTTTCCACATATAATCTGGAATACCAACTTTGTTATTACCAATTTCCTTGTATCCTTTGTTATAAAATGTACCAGTTATAACATACACATCTTTGCCTTCAATTACCCAGTTTCTGACAGCAGTTTCCAATTGTTTCCAAATTCCTCTATTATGATTTGGAACTTGAGGAACCATATTAGAAAGAAAAAAACTTTCACTCATAACATCATCATTTTGAGTATTATCTCCAGCGGGCACAAGATGTCCGCGATCAAATGGTTGACCTGCATAATCAGATAATAATGATTGATGCTGCTTTTCTATTTCTGTATCTGGACGAAAATCATCTTTACGTTTTGATTTTCCATTAATCTTTTCAAGTGTTGGATGTTCTACAACATACTCAGCTGTTTTTGTATCATAGCGATAATGAATAGCATAATTCTTTTTGATTATATACTGAGTATCTTTTACAATTTTGCTGATTGGCGCACCATTCACAACAAATTGAGATGCCTTATCATCAATTGGATTGGCAACCAAAACAGTAACCAATGTTAACAAACACAATGAATAGTAATATATTTTCTTCATAAGCATGGTATAATATATATTATATATACGGTATAAGTTATGTTATGATATATTCATTTCGTATTTTAGATGACCACAATCCCATATACGATCATATCTTAATTTTCTCATTATTTCTGGTTCTGTCATAGATTCTGGCAATCCATATTTTTTTACCAATTTTGATTTTGTAAAGTTGTAGCGGTGCAATCTTGTTTTATATTTTTGCATATAAAAATAATTTGGTTTTGTTTCGGATACAAACTCAAATTTATTTTTCTCATATACATTATTTATTTTTGACGACCATCTACGATCTGCATATGTGATAATCTTTTTTGGATTGTTCGTTTTTATAAAATGTGACAATAATTTACTAAATCCTCCGCGAACATTGTGTCCACTTAAATTGCAGAATCTAACAAGTTCCCAAGTATCATTTTCATAATTTTTTATACCCAATGCTACTCTAGGTTTTGAAAACGTCATAACTGATACAAGCATGCTGCCGTCAAACAGCCCTATCATAGTGTTGGATTTATCATTTCCTTGTAGATGATTAATATTAAGAAACTCCGATTTTTGTTTACTAGATACATTTTCAATCTTTAAATCTCTGGCATTCAATTTTTTTGTATATATTCCAAAAAGATTATTGAGTCTATTTTTCACTATAGTTGGTTTATCTCGCCACTCATCTTCAAATATTTGAATAAGTTTTATTCCATTTTTTTCCGAAGTATTTGTTTTAAATAAATGATAATCTTTCATTCTTCCTCCCGCCATTTCTGAATGAAAATACAATCCGTTATATTCAATGCCTATCTTTTTATCTTCACAGTATATATCAAGTTCAATATTATGTAATATTTTTTTGGTATTATATAAAAACTTTGACTGCGGTGAAATGGTTAATAGATAATCGCGGATTTCTCGCTCGGCTTTTGACGAACTGTCAAATTCTATTTCAGATAAATTTTTAGAAAATTCTTTCTTTGTATTCTCTGAAACCAGTTCGCCATATTTTTCTTTATATTCTTCGCATGTTATATCATGCTTTTTTAAGTGTGAGTTTGTAATTTCTTTCAATTTTTCATCGCAAATTTTACAAGATATATGGTTGCAGTCTGAATAATTTATATGATCAAACCTTGTTACTGAATTTTGGAATGTTTTCCATAACCTTTTATAATCTGGATATTCTTCTATAACATTTGAAATTGTTTTATTGTGTGAAGATATGTGTCTAGTGAACACTCCGCTCACATTATTAAAATCTTTACTGGTCCAATCGCAATATGGGCAATTTAATAATGGTTTAAGTTCAACAATCTTTGTATCAAAATGTTGAACATAATTTTCAACAGAAATTCCTTTCTTGCTTAAATAACGAGTTATTATACCGGATTTGTTATTTATATCTTTTGTTTTCCAACCATCCAATTTGGATACAAGTATTTTTGTTTCATCGTTTTTCAATAATGATACTCTTCGGCAATTGTATGTTTTGTCCGAAAACTTACAAGTATTTGAACAATAATTTTTTTGCCGTTTCAATAATGGTTTGGTACATATAATGCAATTCATATTTTACTCCTTGATGTGGGATAATTATTCACACAAACAGAAAAAACGCAAAATAAATAAACAAAAAAAGACCGCCCTTTCGGGCGGTCTTTTTATAAAATCTCTGTTTAAGAGATGAACTATTAGACTTCGTTCAAGTTACCAATGATGATCTTACCGTAGAACTCAGGTCTCAAGATCTTCTTGGCATAACGTGTCATCACGCCACGACGTGGTGTGAAGTTCACTGGATCATACACCAATGGTGTTTGGATCAGTGGGATGTATGGAGCGTATACAGCGCCGGTTTCTAGGAAGTTTGTTCCACGGAAACCTACCAACATGACGTTATCGGTCATATATGGGTTCTTGTAGACGGTCCAACGATTGCTTAGAGCGCCAACTTTGGCAACGCCCATTGCGAACTTGGCTTGGTCGCCATCAGTGTTGGTGCTGAATCCTGGGATTGATTCAATGATTGTAGCAACGTCTGGGGAGCAAACTAGGAAGTTTGCACCACCACGCAGTGTCAATTGGTGAATCTTGTTCGAGACC